CGTTAACCGCCTCACTGAGATGTGGCCTGACTTATTCAGCCATAAAGCACCGAAGCCGCTTAAGGTGGGGATATTCGACGACCTGATGCAGGATATCGCCGTCAGGGGGCTGGCATTCGGGTCGGGGGTATTACGTGCGACGCTGGCATCCTATGCGCAGTCTCCGCGCTATTACCGCGCCCTGATAGCTGGTGGCGCACGTTACGACCTGAAAGGCCAGCCATGTGGGGAAGTGACACCACAGGAACAGCAGGAGGCAGAAACACGGCTGATGGTGCTGAATGAGAAGCACAAGCGCCAGCGCCGGGCAGCAAAGGGGGATACATGCCAGTGACATTTGAAGAAGTTCAGCAACATAAAAAGCTTCATGGTTTTGATGATCTGGAAACCACGACAGCAAAAAAATATCGTCGGTTGCTTTCTTCCGATGCGTTATTTTTTGTGGATCATCATGATTTTCTGCGTAGCTCACTGACCGGGGAAATTTTCGCAACCAACCGTGAGCAGGTGGAAGCGATGATCGAATATTTGTGGAAAATAAGACGCAGAATGCGGGAGCCAGTGAAACAATAAAGCGATAAAGGCCCGGATTTTTTCCGGGCCTTTTTTCAGGTTTTGTAAATTATTTGTTCGTGGTTGTTCCAGGTTGTTCGGTGATTCTGGCTGATGTTTACATACTGATTTTTATGTATATGTTGGCGTGTGGCACTCAGACGTGAGCCGCCACAATGCCGCCTGACCCCCTGCGCGATGCCGGGTTGATCTGCGAGATGCCGAGAGTGTCGGGCGGCGCTCCCCCCGTGTTGGTTTCACGTCCTGAATCTTAACCAATGCGAGAAAACCTTCATGAAGAAATTAATCGAACTCCGCCAGCAAAAAACCGCCCTGAAAAACCAGATGCGATCCCTGCTGGAAAAAGCCGACAGTGAAAACCGCAGTCTAACCGATGACGAGGGCAAACAGTTTGATGAACTGCGTGCAAAAGCCGATTCCCTCGACACAGAAATTTCCCGCCTCGAGTCTGTGGCTGATGAAGAACGTAACCAGCCTGGTGTTCCCGTCGAAGATAAAATCACCAAAGACGAGCTACGCTCTTACATTCTGACCGGGGAAACCCGCAACCTGTCCGGCAGTGTTCCGGCTGATGGTGGTTATACGGTTATCCCGGAACTGAACAGAGAAATTATGCGTCAGCTTTCTGATGAGTCGGTGATGCGTAAAATCTGTACTGTTAAAACCATTCACAGTAATGAATTTAAGCAACTGGTTTCTGCCGGGGGTGCGGTCGTGGGACACGGCGAAGAAGGTGCGGCACGTAACCAGACGGCAACCCCAAAACTGAATGAAGTCAGTATCCGCCTGTATCCGATCTACGCTTACCCGAAAACCACTCAGGAAATTATCGATTTTTCCGAAGTCGATATTATGGGCTGGTTATCTTCTGAAATTGGCGACACTTTCGTTGATACCGAAGAAACGGATCTGGTTTCCGGTGATGGCGAGAAAAAAGCCAAAGGTTTCCTGACTTTCCCGCGCACTACGGATAATGACAAAACCCGTCCTTTCGGTACGCTCCAGACGAAAAAAGTGACTGGCAGTCTCAGCGCCGATATGCTGATTGACCTGAAATTTACGCTGCGCAATAAGTACCGCAAAAAAGCTGTATGGGTGATGAACTCAAATACAGCCGCCTCCGCACAAAAACTGAAAAATGCCACTGGTGATTACATCTGGCGCGATCGTTTACAGGCTGGTGATCCTGATTCTCTGCTGGGGCTTCCGGTTGAATATCTGGAATTTATGCCAGACGGTGTGATTGCAGTCGGTGACTTTAAGCGCGGTTATTTCATCGTTGACCATAAAACCGGTACGCGTACCCGTCCGGATTTCAGCGAGCCTGGATTCATTAACATCTATACCCAGAAATATCTGGGCGGTGGTGTGGTGGATTCGAACGCCATCAAGATTCTGGAAATTCAGGCTGGCAAGTAATGAGCAAAGGGGGCTTCGGCCTCCTTTTTCAGCTTTATGGAGTACACCGATGAAAAACACCGATTTTGAAATCCGTACATCTGAACTGACCGCCAGCGATAAAAAACTGGTGGGTTATGCCGTTCGCTGGAACAGCCTTTCAGAAATTATCTGGGACGAGTTTCGCGAACAGTTCACGCCGGGGGCTTTTGCTGACTATCTGGCGGCGGGTAATGATGTGCGCTGTCTGTATGAGCATGACTATACCCAACTGCTGGGGCGTACCAAATCCGGCTCACTGGTACTGACTGAGGATAACACCGGGCTACGTTTTGAACTGACACCGCCAAATACCCAGCTTGGAAAAGATGTGCTTACGCTGGTGGAACGTGGCGACATTACAGGGATGAGCTTTGGCTTTCGCGCATTATGCGAGGAGTGGAATATCGCGCAAAAACCGTATCTGCGTACTGTAACCGCCGCAGAACTCCGTGAAATCACGATAACATCGATGCCTGCTTATCCCGAATCCGGCGTGGAGATTGCCCACCGTTCGTTGTTTGCACAGTACCCTGAATTACGCCCGGCAGGAAATAATCGTCATCGCTGGGCTGAACTGGCGGGGTTGTGATATGTGGTGGCCTTTTAGTCGTAAAAAAAGCGATCTGCGTAACCTGTCCATTGATGATTTTCTGGCGTTGTCTGGTGTACCAAATACCGGATCCGGAGAATATGTTTCTGCCGGGACGGCTGAATCATTGCCTGCTGTGATGAACGCGGTTTCTGTCATCGCTGAGGCGGTGGCCACGATGCCGTGTTACCTGTATCTGGTACGCAATGATAAGGGCAGAGAGGCGCGGGAATGGCAGGACAGTCACCCGGTAGATATTCTGCTGAATGAGCAGCCTAATTCGTGCCTGACACCTTACCAGTTTAAACGCACAATGATGCGTCACTGCCTGCTGAACGGTAACGCCTATGCGGTTATTGAGTGGGGGCGGGACGGGCAGCCAAAATCACTTCATCCTTATGCGCCGGGGTGTGTTGTACCGGAACGCACAGGCACACACAAATACCGCTATACCATCACCGAACCCTGTACAGGAACGGTGCGCACGTATTTACAGGAAGAAGTTCTGCATCTCCGCTATGCCTCGGATGATGGCTTTCTGGGGCGTTCCCCCGTCACGATTTGCCGTGAGGCGCTGGGGCTTGGCCTTGCTCAACAGCGTCACGGAGCCAGCATTATGAAAGATGGCATGATGGCGGCAGGGATTATCACGTCAGGTGAATGGCTGGACGGCGTGAAAGGTAAACAGGCATTAGACGCACTGGAACGCTACAAGGGGGCGAAAAATGCCGGAAAAACGCCAATCCTTGAAGGGGGCATGGATTACAGGCAGCTGGGGATGAGTAACCAGGATGCGGAATGGCTGGCCTCCCGTCGCTTCTCCATTGAAGACATCGCCAGGATGTTCAACGTGTCGCCGATTTTTCTTCAGGAATACAGCAACAGCACCTACAGCAATTTCAGTGAGGCGAGCCGCGCATTTCTGACCATGACAATGCGCCCGTGGCTGGCGAACTTCGAACAGCAAATCAAGGCCGCTTTGCTGGTGACTTCTCCCGTACCTGGTACCCGTTATCTGGTTGAGTTTGATTCAGCCGATTTACTGCGCGCCACACCCACCGAACGTTATGCCACGTATGAGAAAGGGATTAAGAGCGGGATCATGAATCCGAACGAAGCTCGCGAACGCGAGGGTATGCCGCCGCGTGAAGGTGGTGATGAGTTCAGCCAGGCATGGAAACAGACTGTGGAAATTAAAGGGAGAAAAGATGAGTGAAGCCAGAATTACACCTGATGAAGTCAGGGCACATCTTCGACTTGATGATGATTTATCCGGTGAAGGCGAACTTCTGAAAATGTATACCGATGCGGCGCTGGAAGCCTGCCAGAAGCATATCGGGAAACGTTTTGAAGACGGGCTGGAATTTACCCCGGCAATGCGTGTTGGTTGCCTGATGTACATCGCTTTCCTGTACGAGAACAGGGAAGCAGTTTCACCAGTGGAGCAGTCTGAACTGCCTATGGCTATTTCTGCGCTCTGGTCGGTTTATCGTGATGTGGGGGTGTACTGATGCCGTGGCAACCATTAAGGCGATGCACTGAGCCGGGCTGTAATAAGCGCGTGAAGTCCGGCAAGTGTGAAGAGCACAGACGGGCTGTATGGCGTGCAGAGGATGCCAGACGGGGACACCGCCGCGCGCGCGGGTATTCCCGACAGTGGGACAAATACCGCGCCCTGTACCTGAGCAAAAACCCGTTATGCGTGCGTTGTCTGGCTAAGGGGATTTATACGCCAGCTCTTGTGGTGGATCACATCATCCCCATCAATGGCGGCGGTGATGTTCTCTTCTGGCCTGAGTGGAACCACCAGGCATTGTGCCAGACGTGCCACAACCGTAAGACGACACGGGAAGATCCAGCCACGAAAGCGAACCGTAAGGCGGGCATGTATCGCGAGCAGGAAGAACGGGCAGCACACCGTAACGACTGGATGTATGGCGATGATGACTGAACAGGAGCAAACCAGGCTGATACGTGGACTGATAAGGCAGCGTGACTTATGGAAGACACAGGAGACAGGGCACAAAGCCAACAGGACAGGGCGCACAGAACGCACCACAGCGAAGCAATTAACCGACCGTGACCGCGAGGTCATGGAATGTTTTCGCAATCGCTGGTGAGGCCGTCAGAGGGGGTGGGGGTGGTTTTCAGGACGAAACCGTCCCTGCCGGACACCGACCGCCTCCTCAAATTTTTGTGCACGGGAATTTTTTTGAAAATAATTGGGCGAAAAAAGAACATGGCAAGACCACCAAAAGCCCCCGCTTACCTGGATGAAATCGCGGTCAGGCAGTGGAAGGAAAAATCGCGCCAGCTTTCCGGACGGGAAGACCTTACTCCCGCCGACTGGAGCAATCTGGAGCTGTATTGCGTTAACTACTCCATATACCGCAAAGCCGTCGAAGACCTTGCCACGCGCGGGTTCAGCATTGTTAACAGTCAGGGCAGCGAGAGCAGAAACCCCGCCCTGAGCGCAAAGGCTGACGCTGAAAGAATAATGATCAAAATGGCTTCTTTGCTGGGTTTTGACCCGGTAAGTCGCCGCAGAAATCCACCGGAAACAGAGGAAGAGGACGAGCTTGACCGCCTGGCATGAGTACGCAGAAGGCGTAAAAAACAGCAAAATTACGGCCTGTAAACGACTGAAACAGGCCGTTAAACGGTATTTTTCTGACCTTGAAAACCCCCTTTACACGTTCGATCCGGAGGTCGTGGAGCGGTTTATTGCCTTTTCCAGGGTGTGTCCGCACGTAAAAGGCGCAATGCGCGGTAGCCCCATTGAGCTGGAGCCGTGGCAGCAGTTCGCCTTTGCGTGCATCCTGGGCTTTAAGGTTAAGGCCACCGGACGGCGCAAATACACCAGCGCATTCATTGAAGTGCCGCGAAAAAATGCCAAATCCACGGTCGCCGCTATCCTGGCTAACTGGTTTCTGGTTATGGAAAACGGGCAGCAGGATATTTACACCGCCGCCGTGAGTCGTGATCAGGCGCGGATCGTGTTTGATGATGCGCGTCAGATGTGCCTTTTATCCCGACCGTTACGAAAGCGGGTAAATATTCAGGCACACAAGGTGATACACCCGAAAACCAACAGCCTGTTAAAGCCACTGGCAGCAAAAGCGGCAACCATTGAAGGTACAAACCCGAGTCTTGCCATTGTGGATGAATATCACCTGCACCCTGACAACGGGGTTTATTCCGCGCTTGAACTGGGAATGGGGGCGCGTCCGGAGGGGCTGTTATTTGCCATCACCACATCGGGGAGCAACGTTGTTTCAGCCTGTAAACAACACTATGACTATTGCTGCCAGATACTGGATGGTGAAGAGGTGAACGAATCCATGTTCGTGCTGATTTACGAGCTGGATGATGAAAGCGAGGTTGACGATCCGGCGATGTGGATAAAGGCGAATCCCAATATCGATGTTTCCGTCGATCGTGAAAAACTGGCCTCAACCATCCAGAAAGCGCGGGGTATTCCGTCGCAGTGGGTGGAAATGCTCACCAAGCGATTCAATATCTGGTGTCAGGGGGCTACGCCGTGGATGGGTAACGGTGCATGGGCGGAGTGCGCCGGAACGTTCGCGGAGGCGGATTTATACGGTCAGGAGTGCTACGCGGGGCTGGACTTATCATCAACCAGCGATATTTCCAGCGTGTGCTATGCCTTTCCGGTCGGTAAAAAGATTATGCTGGTTTCCCGTCACTATCTGCCGGAATTTCAGCTACAGAACCCCGCCAATAAAAACCGCGCCATCTATCGCCAGTGGGTAAAGGCGGGCTGGATACGCACAACACCGGGTGACTGCATTGATTATGACCGTATCCGTGATGACATCATGGCGGATGCAGAGAATTTCAATATCAGGCTGGTGGGCTTCGATACATGGAACGCCACGCACCTGAGGACGCAGCTACAGGGGGCAGGATTTGAGGTGGAGCCGTTCCCGCAAACATACCTTCGTTTCAGTCCGGCGGCGAAATCGTTCGAAGTTTTTGTTAACCGGAAGGTGATTGTGCATCGTGGCGATCCGGTGCTGGCCTGGTCAATGAGTAATGTTGTGATGCAGAGTGACGCGAACGCCAATATCAAGCCGAACAAGAAAAAATCATCCAACAAGATAGACCCGAGCGTTGCGGCGCTGATGGCGTTTGGCACATTCCAGGCAGAGCATGAGGAATTTGCATTTGATATGAGCGACAGCCACAAAGAGCGGCTTGCGGCGTTTGATGGGGTATGACGAGAATGAGCGAAACCGAACTACTAAAAATAATCCGCCGCGTTACCGGAATCAGCCAGGAAGCAGGCAAACAGGAGGCCACGCAGCCGGACAGCGTGATAGCCAAAAATTACGCGCGTGTGGTGGCTGAGGTGATGCGCCGTGACGGTATCGAGCTTAACGGCGTGGATATAC